TGTGCTACAGCAGCATAATCAAATACAGATACTGTAATAGCTACTGTACCTATATCTCCGGTAGCAGACAACCCATCAAAGGTTGGTCTAGCATTATTAGCTGCACTATTAGACAGCACAATGGTTGAGGGCTGAATAGATCCTTGATCATCAAAATCCAGCTTTAAATTCACTGATGTTGTAACAGATCCTTGGGGATCTGTATAGAGGAAAAGCTTATAAAAAGTCTTTCTCACCCTAAAATCATTAATTGGTACATAAGGGGTGGCAAAGGAAGCAATAATGTTTGTACCATCAAAGCTATTACCCTGCTCCATCTCATACACAAATCCATCATTATTGGCAAACACAATGGTTTCTGTCTGGTTTTGATAGTCTCCATCAGCTACATAGCATTTAAAGCCCACCAGTTCAGCCCATGCTATATTGCCAGTGGACTCACCAGTCATCTGTGTTCCTAAGATACCCTTGGCATTAGATGCTGTAATATTAGCATTATACCCAAACAATCTATATTGTGACTTCTGTTTAATAACACAACTAGCAAATGTTGAATTTGCACTAATCAAAGAAGTCATCTCAGTTTGAATGGATTTAGACACCACCCCTAAGCTGAAGTCACCAATACGATCTGTAGCTCCCAATAGTCTTAAACCCTCTGGACCTAAGAACATAACATCACCACCAACTTCTTGTATGGTGTCTGAAGCTACGCACCCAACATTCTTAGTGATGGGCTGTAGAGAGAAGTCTTGTATGGTGGTTCCAGACAATTGACTAATAGTTTTCTCTGTAAAGATTATTAGTGTTTCTCTAAATACAATGAGGCCAGTGATGATGCCACCAACATTAATAATTCCAGAACCAGTAGCAGCATTAAAGTCTGTGTCAGTATATGGAGCAGTGAATATAATGTTTTCATTCTTAGCAAAGAACAACTGGTTCTTATGGCTAACAACAAACTGAGCACCTAATATATCTGTTGTCTTATCTGATATGACATTAAAATTTGTACCATCATAAATGAATGGATAGTTGGTACTGTCTACACCAACAACTTTCTCAGTGCTACTAAGTCTATACTTGCTAAGGCGTGTCTTATAGTTGCTAGAGCGATTGCAAGATAGCCAAGTGATGGCAGCATTATCAGCAGGACTAGAAGCCAGTGCTGGATTTATAGAGACAGTGGCTGCAGTGGTGGTAACTGTGGGGATAGCCAACACTGTATACACCTTCTCAACACCAGCAATACTGAAGGTGTCACCAACCTGAGGAGCTTTAGTTAAGCCATCAATAGCCAGAGTGCTACCTGTCTGAGCACCACCATTAACAAGCACTGTGCCGTAATAGGGCTTACTTATCTTAGTGTAGCCAGCACCAGTGGTTGTATAAACATCACTGTTTCTAACAGCTACAACACTGTTGTTCCAAGCAGAGATGCCACTAATAATGCCTGTATGAGATGTAAAAGTTACAGCAGCTTTATCTGCTGGACTAGAAGCTAAAGACGTTGTGAGCGTCACTGTAGCCACTTTAAATGTAGAGCTGTATGAAACACCAGCAGCAGCAATGGTGTATGTACCTGTCACACCAGCAATGGTAAACTTGTCTCCAGCAATCGGGGTAGTGAGGATGTTTGAGATTATTAAGGTAGTACCAGTCTGACCACTACCCTGCACTTTAGGCTCACCGTATGCAGGTACAAAAGAACTACTGTATTTATTGTAGCCTTCAATACGCATATAGCCACCGTCCACAGAAGGCTCAAAATTCTTCATGAGTCTTCCACTGCCGGGTGCTTGTGTGCCGTGCTGAAGCGGTGATAGATTGGAAATCAATCCACCACGGAATTCAAAGGGATACGTCTGCCATCCATCAGCCATTATTTAACCCTGTCACCAAAGCCTGAAAAAGCAGTTGATTGTGTAATTGCTGTTGACTGCATATAAACATATTTATTGATAAGAAGAATACGCATCTTCTTTATGCCTTCTTCAAACTTACCTTTAGCTATATTAGCTGCTTGTTCATTGCTTCTAAACATGTATGCATGATACATAGCACCATCTAAAATAACTTGTTTAAATCTTTCTGGAATAGATGGAACATCTGTAGAGCTAGAAAGATCTACAGGAATTCTGTAATATTCATAGACAATTGCATATGCTTGATCTGGAGCAGGGACAACGCCCCACTCTAAACTAGGAGCATGGAATACATAAGTAGGAACATCTTGCTTGCTTGTATCAGCAGAATATTCCTGATCTACAAACCTTTGAAGATAGTCATCATAAGTCATGACACCAAGCCTAACAGTGTCGTTAGACAAAGTAGCACTTTCTTTTACACGGAAGGTATCAAAGTCAATAGTGCTAGCGTCAGAAGGAAAAGCATATCTTGTTCCACCAACTGTCAAAGTTTCTTCAGCAAGCACATGATTGAAAGGCCACTCATAGTGAGTGTGGTTGATATCTCTAATAGCTGAATTTACAGCATCTTTAATATGAGCGTAGAAACCAGTGGCTGTAGGGAAGTTTGCAGAAGTAAGCTCAACTTCGTTAAGCCTTCTATTAACTTCATTGGTAAGTCCAATATAGTTGTATGCCATTCTTATTGTTCCTTAATACGCAGACGGGTGACTCTCTCAGCTACATTACCACTATTGTCTGTAATTCTACAATAGAACTTGTATTCAGTATTGTTAGTGCCTAGACCAAGATTGATGGTTGTAACACTACCAGAAATAGTCTGTGCTACATTCTGAATACCATTAACAGTGTTCCCTGCTGTAATAGCAGTTTTTACACCAGAGCTATTATCAACAAACCAAGAACAGCTACTAATAGTACCCGTATCTAGAAACCTAGACCAGTCTACACTGTAGTCTAAAGTTTCATCAGGATCTTTGTTAGGCCATCGAAAAGACATTATTAAACTCCTATTCCACTAAAGCAGTTCTATCAGCAGTAGTGGACTTTCTATCTGTATATACTTGTCTAGGCTCTGTAGCCACATAAGATGTTCTGTCATACCCTGTAGAATGTCTATCTACATAAACTCTACGAGACTCAGCTAACACCAACATTGTTCTTTCTTTTGCTGTGCTATGTCTTTCAACATACACAGTGCGTCTTCTATCATAAAGATGTGCTACAGCAGCATAATCAAATACAGATACTGTAATAGCTACTGTACCTACATCTCCGGTAGCAGACAACCCATCAAAGGTTGGTCTAGCATTATTAGCTGCAACAACATCACCAAGACTTGTTGTAGCTTCTACACCAGTGATGGCTACTAAGGCTTTAGCCAGTACAGAGACAATCCCTAAACTAGCTACACCCTCAACACCAACTAAACTTGTTGTGGCCTTTGCCACTATAACAACACTACCTAGTGCTGTTGTACCTACAACACCATCTACAGGAATTCTATTGATAGATCTAACATCAACAGTGCCTATAGCTGCTGTAGCTTCTACACCAGATAGTAATGTAACTGCCTTAGCAATTACAGAAATACTACCAACACTTCCAGCAGCAGATACTCCTACTGCTTCTGTTATTGCTTTAGCAACTACAGATACACTACCAACATCTCCTGTAGCAGCTAAGCCAGTAGGTGATACTGTACAGCCTAAGCTAAATGATACAGCATCATTAACAAAGCCAGTAGCAGATACACCAACTAAACTAGTTACTGCTACGCCTACTACACCTACATCACCAGTAGCTCCAACAGCTACTAAGCTAACAACTACATGGTTAGCATCACCACTAATAACAACACCACTATCTGATGTTGCTGATGCTTGCAACCCGTCTGGAACATATGCAACATTGCTTTTACCATAACGAGATGTCCCGTATGTGCCAATGCCATATATTGCCCCTGACCGGGTTGTCGTAGCCATAACCTACGACTCCTTATGCGATACGGACAATAGCGTTGCTTGCGTCTGCTGCTGGGAATTGAATTACAAAGTCACCATTGGTAGATGTTTTATCACCACCAAAAGAGATGACAGCTACAGCATTAGTTGTGGCTGATCCACCATCTGTAGTGGTATTATAAATTAAAGCACCAGCAGCAGTGATGGTTGCATTAGCAAAGGTAGCATCAGCAAAGTCAATGAATGCTGTAGTACCACTGCTAGTGGGATCAATGTTTGTTAAAGTAGCACCACCAGCAGTGTAACCAGTGCCAACAACTTCATTAGAGGTTGTGTAAGCTGTGGTTGAAGCACCAAGGGTAGCTGAAGATGTGTACAAAGCAATCTTAAATGTATGACCGCTTGTAGCATTAAAGTCATGTTTACGCTCAAGCAATTCTTTTTTGAAGCTTGTGCAAAGGGCAGAAGTAATAGCCATTAGAGAATCCTCTTAGTTTTAAAAACGCTCTCTAATAGAGCATACAGAAATGGGAGAGGCGGTTAAGCCCCTCCCATATCAACTAGCTATTAGGCCAGTTGCTCACGATCTACAGTAGCAGGACCAACACGGTCTTGTGCGTCAACGATGACAGCAAAGACACGGATTGAACCAGCACTCAATGTAGTGGTTTCAGTAACCAACAGCAAGTCCAATGTGTCAGCAGCTCCAGACACGATAGGATAAGCAGCAGTTGCTGGAGTTGCGTAGGTTCCGGCAGTAGCTGAGCTAGTCACTGCAAAAGCAGAAACATAAGCAGCAGCAGTAACGCCAGTAACACCCAAGCTAACTGTACAGCTACCAGTAGCAGCAGTGAGTACTTCAAAGCCAGCAGCCAACACAATAGATTGTGCGGGAATCTGGAGAGCTTCAATCACATCAGCAGCAGCCAAGGCAGAGCCTTTAGCTGTTACAGCAGCAGCCCAGCTAATAGTGTTTTCAACAACATAAGGCATGTTGCGAAGACTACGGCTAGGTTGTGTACCTGCACCAACAGCGTTTGAGAGAGTAGTAATAGTTGCCATTTAGTTTCTCCTTAAGCAGCGTTGTATTTAGCAGTGACAATGCCTTCAGGACGCAAGATTTTGCGACCATAAAGATGCATACCACGCAC